GTGCTTACATTTACAGAATCAGCAAGTTTACCAATATCATCGGCTACTTGTAATGCTTCATTACCAAATTGAACAATTTGTCTTACAGCAAAAACACCAGCAAAAGCACCAGCTAATTTTTTCATAGACTGTTGCGTTGAGTTAATGTTTTTATTAACTGAATTAAAACCCTTTTTAGATTGATCTTGAGCTTTAATTCTTAATTTATAATCAGTTGCCATTTTTTATCTGCCTATTCTTTTCCTCTAAGTATGCTAACCATCCTGTAAACTCGGATAAGGTCATCTTTTCTTCTAGTTCCTGAAGTGTGCAATGCAACATTTCAGCTAGATAATATTTAGCAAATAAGTCCTTATCCTCTGCTACTTTTTTGCTTGTTCTTCTACGCTTGGTGATGACATGATTTCAGTTGCAACTCTTGCAAGAACATCTTTATCTACACCATTCATTAGCGTGTGTTTATCCGATAGGTCAAATACTTTTTCACCATCGGAATCTAAGGCTTTGTATATTAAGCAATAAGCCATTAATGCCACATCATCGTCTTTTGCATATCGTTGCTATTTAGACATTTCCGCAAGCGTTAATGGCTTCGCATATACTTTAAGAACCTCATCTCCATCACTCCACTCAGGTATCTCAATCTCTTTGATTTCTAAAGAATCAAAATGAGCTTTAGCCTTATCTATTATTTTCATAACTCTATGCTGTTGCTAGTGTTAAAGCACCTGTTCCTTGAACAGAAATACTAGCTTCAACTAATCCATCAAATGATGCACTTCTTGAAACACCAGTAACAATAGCTGTACCTGAGTAGTATTTTGCAGAACTAGCTGTACCCTCTGGGTAGAACTTAATAGTTACACTTGTACCAACAGTTAATGCTATTTGAGCTGTATCTGTTTCATCCCAATAAACATCTAAACTTCCTGAGAAGGATGTTAATGATGCTAAATGAGTTCTAGCAGCATCACCCATAGATGTAGTTTCAAGAGTATCAGCAGTTTCTTCAACAGCATAAGACCTAATTTCAGCTACCGCATCTGTTCCGACATGCACAGTTCCTTCTGCACCTTTATGTATCGCCATTTTCTTTTACCTCGTTTTTATTTTTTTTGAAGAAGATTTAATTGTTTGGGCTGCTTCTTCTTTCCAACCCATATTCATAAATGACTCAACCTTTGAAGGGTGAGCATCTATAGAAATATTTCCATCTGGACTAATCATTTTCATAATTTGTCTCCTCTATAATGCTACGTCAGGATTTTTTTCCTTGACATAGTAGTTAGTTAGAAAGGTCATTGAGACATACCCAAGTGGTTTCTCACCTTCCGCGTTAAATTCAATTTCAGTAGATTCCAGATAAGTATCTTTTGCTAATCCGCCTAATGTTCTATCAGCAGCAATAGCTTCTTCAACTTCTTTGCTTATCGTGTCTATAGTATCGTCAAAATTGCTTACAGCTTTTGCATAGCCTTCTACAACAACACTTAGATCTCTACTCATTAATCTATCCGTGCCAATTACTATTGGCTCAGATGTTTCAGACTTTGTATAAATAACTAAAGCTGGAACAGTCTCTAATGGATAAACCCTGGATTCATACACTCTTGATCCAGTTGTTGTTAAGTTGTTTAAAGTAGTACCAAAATATTCACGCACTTGTTGTCTTACATGATTTGCCACTATATTTTCTCCAACATCAATGCTGAAAAACCAGTCCTATCTGACTGGATATTAACAACAGTATAATTTTGTGCTGCTTTTAAAATATTTCCATCAACATCTTTAATTGCAGATACATTTAAAGTATTACCAAATGCAATACTAGGAACATCTACAGTTCTGCAATAGGCTATTGGCTTTAATGCTTCAACGCCTATTCCCTCTTCTTGTTCAACATATTCATTATTTAAAATGATATTAATTGTTGAAGCAGTGCCGCTTGTATTTGTGTAAACAGCAGAAACGCCATGTCCATATTCAATGTCTAGATAAGCAGACATATCTTCTTCAGTCTCTAATCTATATTCAGACATTATTGTTCCTCCAATACTAAAGAAACTAAACCTGTATTATCAGGTTCAACAGTTCTTACAAAAAAAGTAGTCTCTGGTTTTAATACGCTTCCTTTATTAGTTGTTATTGCATTCACAACTAATCTATCTTGTTGAGATATATAAGGTACATCACTTGATTTAACTATTGCTCTTGGTTGATAACCAGCAACAGGAACAGTACCGCCTTCAATATTAAAATATTCTTGATCTATAATAATATTAATATTTGTTGCGTTACCTGAGTCTATGTCATACCAGGTATCTATTAATCCCAATCTTTGATCCCATAAAGAATTTTGTACTTCAAAAAATGTAGCAGTAACCCCATGACCAGTATTAATGTCAACGTAAGAGTTAAAATCTGCTGCACTTTCTAAAGGCATAATTACTTCTTAGCTCTAGTTTTAGGAGCTTTTACTTCTGAAGTTTCTAAACCAACACTTCTGTCAGCTTTTTTTGTTTTTATTTTTTTTGTAGTTTCTTCGGCTTTAAAATAACCAACTAATTGATTGCCAACATCTACATCTAGTTCAACTATGTCTCCAGCAGAAACTCTTTTACCTGCTGCCATAGTGTCTTTTAAAATTAAGTAATTTTTCATATTTAAGATGGTGGAGTTTCCTCCACCATTCCATTTAAGCATTAACTAATTAGTCGCTTGATTTACAGAAACTTACTGCATGTCTTACAGCTACATCGCAAGTCTGAAGAGCAACCACTCTGATTGTTCCAGATTTTGAATGAGTATAAGGATCAACAGTAATATCAAGTGATCCGTAAAGACCAATTAATAAGTCTGCAAAGTTACCAAAGTAGTAATCACCAGCAGTAACTTGGTTAGATCTGACAACGTCATAGCCATTAATTTGACCATCTGAGCCAACGATCATTTGACCAAAGCCACTAGCTTTATCTACAGATTTAAGAGTTCCCCAATCTGAAGGTTTAGCAATATACTTCAAAGAACCTTGTAAAGCATTATCAGCAGAAACAGCAGATTCCATTGCAACTAACTCTACAAATGTAGGTGTAGCAGCAGCAAAAGTTGTTGTATTAATACCTGAAGTTGCAGAAATACCTGTTGGCTGTCCTGAAGAACCAGAACCAGCTAAAGCACCTAAATCAATTGCAAGAGCAATAGCTTCAGATAGGTCATTTCTTACTAAGTTTTCAACATCTAAGCTAGATTGTTGAAGCATAAGTCTAGTCATTTCAGTATGTCCACCAATTACTTTTGGAGACATTGTTACTGAACCAACTGTGAATTCACTCTCAGTACTGTCTCCGCCTTCAGTTGCTATCCAAGCAGCAGTAGAAGCAGCAGTTTTCTTAGGTATTACAACGTTACCCTGTAATCCTCTAAGCATTGTTGCACCAGCGTTCATTACTGATGATTTATTTCTTAATACATCAATAAAATCTCCGCCTCTATAGTCTTGTGCTATTAAAGATGAATCATCGGATGTATTTAAGTCTCTTTTAGCCCATGATCTAAGCATGTCTGAAGGCATCATAATACCTTGAGCAGTTCTACCTTGCTGTCTTGCAGCTTCGTTTGAACATTCAAATTCAAATGCAGCAGCTTCTTGAGCACGTCTATCTGTTGGGTTGGCTAAAGCGTTGATAGCTCTCACTAATGAGAATTCTCTTACTTCTTCTTTAGTCATGCCAATTTCTGAAGGAGTTTCTAAAGGAGTGTCATTAGAAATAGTTTCTAATAAAATTCCTCTAAATTCTTCAACAGTATTACCATCACCGATTGCTTTGTGAGCTAGTTCTCTTTTGTTATGTAAGCATGCTAAATCCATAATCTCTTTCGAGTTTCTTTTAAATTCAGCTTTGGCTTCATCAACTGTTTGAGTTCTAACTTCATCTATATTTATGTCTTTATTTTCTGACATTTTTATCTCCTTAAAGTTAATATTATTTTTATCTTTAGAACGACCAACACCGACTTTTTCAAAATCACGATCAGCAGGAATTGCAACAACGGATGCTTCCATAGGCTGCCAGCTTGCTCTGTAATGATCTCCAATAATATCGTTAGTAGCTCGTTCCATTTTAGTTATAGAGTACCCAACAGAAATGTTTCTTTTTATTCCATCTAGTACATCTTGGTAAACTTCTTGAGCTAGAGCAGATTTTCCAAATCTTACTACTGCCAAAGTCCTTTTAGCAGTCTCATCAAGTTTAAATTCTTCGATAACCCCTATTTGTCTGTCCATATCATGTCCATCCAAAAGCGGAGCTGTGCCTGAAGTCATAAATGACATATCTATATCTTCAGCATTGTGTGAAAGAACCTCTTTACCAAAGGATCGTTCAACAGGTGTTTCTGAGCTTACGCCAATACGCACCCTTCTATTTTCTTCATCAATATATGAAGCTCTTGATAGGTCAATAGTTCTGTAATTAATTTCAGTACTAACTTTCCTATCTTCTTCATCCATATATTCTGCTGTTTCTTCAACAGCTAGTTCTTCATCCTCATGTTTTGCAAATTCAACAACAACAGTGCTGTCTGTCTCGCTAACATTGAGGATATGTCTATCTTCTTTATTTTCCATAGATTTTTCCTCACTATTAAGTGGATGTTTTT